TTTATGATAAAATAAGGTAGAATAATTGGCCATGAAATTAGTAGATTTAAAGTTCCAACCAGGCATTGACAAACAAGATACCGCTTATTCAGCGGGGGATCAACGTAAGTACGTTGACTCAAATCTTGTGCGTTTTCACTATGGAAAACCTGAAAGATGGAAAGGCTGGTCATATCTACCAGATCCAAACAAGACTATTGTGGGCGTGGTCCGTGATACGCATAGCTGGATTGGTTTAGACGGAACCAGATATCTTGCTTTAGGAACCGATAGAAAATTATACTTATATTCAGGTAGTGCTCTTTATGACATTACACCTATTAGAGAGACAGCATCGGGATTATCAAATCCTTTTACAACAAATGGCACAACAACAGTGACAGTAACTGACGCAGACCACGGTGCTGATGAAGGTGATTTTGTAACCTTTGATTCTTTTTCCGCAATAGATGGTTTAGATATGAATAACGAGTTTGAAGTTACAACTTATGTTGATGCAAACACTTACAAAGTTACACATACAAGCGCAGCTTCTGGATCTACTTCTGGTGGTGGCGGAACAGGTAATGCTAATTATCAAATAAATATTGGTCCTTCTACTTCAACATATGGATATGGATGGGGCACGGATACTTGGAATACTAGCACATGGGATACACCACGTACTTCGTCAACTGTTACCATTGCTGCACGAAGTTGGTCATTAGACAACTTTGGTGAAGATTTAATTGCTACAGTTTTAAATGGCAGCACATATATAAAAGATATTTCTGGTGCAGTAGATGCAAGAGCAACAGCTTTATCTAATGCTCCTACTGCTTCTAGATTTAGTTTGGTATCTACTGACACAAGACATTTAATGATTTTTGGTACAGAGACAACAATAGGTAATACAGCTACACAAGATGATTTGTTATTTAGATTTTCTGACAGAGAAGATGCTACAGATTATACACCAGTAGCAACAAATGAAGCTGGTTCACTTCGTATATCGGATGGTTCTAGAATAGTAGGTGCTGTCAAATCATCAGGTCAAATATTAGTTTGGACAGACACCTCACTTCATGGTGTTCAATTTGTTGGTACACCCTTTACTTTTGGTCTTATACAACTTGGTGCAAACTGTGGATTAATAGCACAGCATGCGGCTATAGAAGTTAATGGTAGAGCGTATTGGATGTCCGATAATTCTTTTTATATGTATGATGGTGTTGTCAAAAAAATGCCATGTTCTGTACAAGATTATGTATTTGATGATCTCAGTTACACAAATAGAAATGATATTGCTTGTGGTATAAATACAGCTTTTAATGAAATTATTTGGTATTACCCTTCAGCAAATGCTACACAAATAGATAGAGGTGTTGCTTACAATTATTTAGAAAATACTTGGTATACATTAAATTTAGGTAGAACAACTTGGCTTGGTGCTTATGTATATGAGCAACCAATTGCAACAGAATATAGTACAAGTGTAACAGCAAACGCATCTAGCATTTTAGGTTTAACAGCAGGAGCTTCTTACATTTATGAACATGAGTCAGGAAACAATCAAGCGGATGGCACAGCTCTTTCTGCTTTTTTAACTTCAGGATCTGTTGAAATTGCTGATGGTGATGAGCTTATGTCAGTTAGTAGATTGGTTCCAGATTTTGATAATCTTACTAATAACATGACAGCCACTTTAACTCTTGAGCAGTATCCACAATCTGCAGCTAATGTAACTACAACAGGCACTATTACTAGCACAACAGAAAAGATTGATGTAAGAGGTAGAGGTAGAGCGGTGAAAATTAAATATGAAACTAATACAGTTAATGACACAGCTTGGAGGCTTGGATCTACAAAGCTACAACTTAGACCAGATGGAAGAAGATAATGGCTAAAATAACAATTACTAGATTACCTAATGCAACGCCAGAATATGATGCCAATCAGTTTGATCAAATGGTTCAATTACTAGATCAAATTATTCTTTTACTTAACACAAACTACCAACAAGATTTAAAAGAACAATCACAGTCGGAGGCTTTTTTCCTTGGCTAATACTTTTAAAAGTGCAATGGTAGATATTACCACAACAAATTTAACAACTGTTATAACAGTTCCTACGGCTGATCCTGGTGCAACGCCACCAGTTCCGCCTACTACGGATGTAGTAAAATCTCTTTTAGTTTGTAATGACTCTGGTTCAACAACTTTAGTTGATGTTGAAGTTGTCAGAGGTGCTGCAACCTTTGAAATATTCAAAGCAAAGAGTGTTGCTACAAATACAACAACAGAATTATTGACACAACCTTTAGTTCTGCAAGAAAGTGATATTCTTAAAGTTCAAGCCAATGCTGCCAATCAGGTGCACATTATAGCCAGTTTTATGGAGGTCACGAAAGGACAACTTTGATTGATCTACACTCCCTATTTATTACCCCAGTATTTTCATTACAACTAAAAGGCCACGAACATCTTATAGATAGCATCTATCAATTACGAGAAAAAGATGAGATGGGTATGCCACGGTCCAATGTCGGTGGTTGGCATAGTCATGATGAAATATATAGTATTAAGAAATTTAATCCATTGGTAGGTGACATTCTTAAATATGCCAAAGACTGTTTTAATCACATGGATGTTGACAATAATTATAATCCCGAAATGACGGGCATGTGGGGTATGATAAACCCACCAGGATCACGAAACAATGTACATACACACCCGTACAACTATTTATCGGGTGTATTTTATCTTAAAGCTCCTAAAAAGTGTGGAAATATTGTGTTTCTAGAGCCTAAACCACAGTCAGAGGTACTATCACCCCCTAAAACAGATAAAGCCTCTATACATCTCGCTCACAGCGTACAGTGGGAGCCTATTGAAAATTCCTTGATTTTTTTTCCATCATGGTTACAACATGAAGTACAAACAAATTATTCTAATGATGACAGAGTTGTTATTAGTTTTAATATAAATTGGAGAAAAGACGATGCCGATAGTTGAACCTGCTGAATTACTAGGACACATTACAACAAGTGATGGGAGACAAATTCCTCATTATAAAGTAAAGACTGAAACAACAATTACTCATGCTGATACAGGTGTAGAATATGAATCGGAAGCAGCGGCTCAAGCTGATGTTGATAATCCAGGAACGTCTACAACTGCTGAAAAAATTAGAAGAGATGTAAAAGTATTTGCTCCTTCTTTGGCTGACATGTTAGGAGAAACGCCAGAATAAATAATGACAGTCGGTGTAAATATTTCACACGACTCTTCGATATGTATCAAGAAAGAAGACAGTATTGAGTTTTTTGAAGAAAGTCGTTTTAGTAAGAATAAATATTGGAGCCCTACTCCTCAAGATTTTGATTATAAAAGTTTTAAAAAAATAAAAAACTTTGATGATTTTTTTGTTTTTACTTCATGGGGTAGAATTCCTTATTGGAATGAAAACACAGATGTCCATGAAGATGAACTTATAATAAAAGGTCTTTGTAAAAAGTATAGTATTGAAAATTATTTTTTTAATAGAAACGAGCATCACATGTATCACGCAGTTGCTGGTTTTTATTTAGCCCCTTTTAATGAAGCTTTATGTATTATTATTGATGGTGGAGGAGCTTCTCCTTATCCTGAACATTATTGTCAATTTCCTCATCCTGAAATTTATAGAGAGGTTGATAGTGTATATTTAATTAATAATTTAAATGTAAATCCATTATATAAAAAATATAGTAGTGGTAAATATTCTCCACTTCAAACAAATTTAGAAAATAAAGTTAAATTAAAAAACATAATAAAATCATTTAAAGATAAAACTTTTGAGTCTCATTTATATAGTAGTAATTTTAACTTTAACTCTTGTAATTACAATATATCTTCACTTTATAACCCCGGACTTTTGTTTTCTCATTTATGTTCTACTATTAAAACTTATGCAACTATAGATGATGGTGTTAGTAATGAACCTGGTAAAGCAATGGGTTTATCTTCATATGGAAACAGTGATGGTATGCGTGATGAAGATCTTGCTAAACAAGTTCAAGAAGTAACAGAAGAATATACAATAGATCTTATTGAAAGAGCTTTAGTTTCTGCTGATTGTAAAAATATTGTTTTGTCTGGAGGTTATTTTTTAAACTGTGTAAACAATTATAAATATACTCAATATTTTAAAAACGTTAATTTTTTTGTTGACCCTTGTCCTCATGATGGCGGTACAGCATTAGGAGCTGCATTGTGGTATGATAATTACAAGTAAAGAAGAAGCAATTGAAAAGATCTTAAATCAAGAAATAGTTGCATTATTTCAAGATATATCGGAGTATGGTCCAAGAGCCTTGGGTAATAGATCTTTATTGTTTGACCCTAGAAACAAAGATGGAAAAGACATTGTAAATACAATTAAAAAACGAGAATGGTACCGACCTTTTGCAGGCACTGTTTTGTTGGAACATGCAAAAGATTGGTTTGAGATGGGAAGAATAAAAGAATCAGCTTACATGTCCTATGCTATACCTGTAAAAGAAGAGAAGAAAAATATCATATCTTCTATTGTTCATGTTGATGGTACATGTAGAATTCAAACACTAACTAGAAAACAAAACAAAAGTTTTTATGATTTAATAGAATTATTTTATGAAAGAACTCAAGTGCCTATTTTACTAAACACTTCTTTTAATTTAGCTGGTGAAACTTTAGTAGAAACAAAAGAGGATGCTTTGGATACTCTTGAAAGATCAAGTATTAATTATTTATATCTTCCTGATTAAGCACTACAGGCTTCACATTCCATATCAGAGTCTAAACCTGTTACCATAACTGTTGCATCGGAGCTATGTGGTTTACCTTGAATTGTATGTATATGAGGCACATTTTTATGTTCTAATAATTCTTTTTGTAGTCTTTCATTGTCTCTTTCCACTGCTAATAAACGTTCGTGGTAACGACTCACCTTATCAGCAAGGGTAGCTATAGCCTTCAATACTTCTTGATTTTCCATAATATCTCCT